GATCAAAAAGTTGACCAGATTGAACCTCTTGGGGAACATTCTCTTGTTGATGTAAGGAAACTTTGTTCTGGGTTTAATTATATTGAGTCCATAGATTCACCATCGGTTAGGATGGAGATTGCTATGTTTGATACTATTGACCTTATCAGTGGTATGACTGGTAATGAAATTATTCAAATAACAATAGAAACTGACTCTGCTCCTGGTATGGAACTGGAGATAAGTCAGAAAATATTTAAAATTGGTGAGATTACTAAGTCTGAACGTGCACAACTCTACGTCATTTATACTGTGTCACCTGAGACTATTAACAATGAAACCAATAAAGTCTTCAAGTCGTTTAAGGATAACATCGGCTCAGCACACGTTGAGTGGTGTGTTAAAGAAAAATTGAAGTCCTCTGGCAAGAACTATTCCTACGAACCCTCGAAGGGTAACTTCAGATTCCTAGCACCGACTTGGAGACCATATGATTGTATCGGATATATCTCAGATAAAATTGTCAGTTCAATAACCAATACTGCTGGTTACTTGTTCTTTGAGAATAGAGATGGATATTATTTCCATACTATAGATTGGTTATGTTCGGACAGAAATCCTACTGCTGCTAAACCACCCAAGTATACTTATGAACAGGCAAACGTAGGTGACTCAGATTTTAATGCTTTTAAGATTGAAAGTATAAACTTCCCAGACAGAGCAAATCATTTGGAGAAGATGAGATCAGGTACCTATAGTAATACAGTAATAGGAATTAAGTTACCTGCAGTAACCAGTGGCAATCTACCTGCATCAGGTGATGGTGACTCCTCTCTTGTAGATATTGCTGCAGCCAACGATGTCAGCAGATTGATTGAGATTGATAATAGAAAGGACACATTGAATGAAAGACGAGATACCTGGGATGATGCGGATAAAGCAGAATTTGCTGCTCTTGAAGCAGAAGAAAAAGAAATAGATGCAAGAAGTGAAGCTGCACTTATTGCCAATCAACAAACAACTACCACGACCAGTGGGAACAGCACAACAACTACCACGACCTCTTCCACGTATGTTGAGGCTAAAATAAATGCAGGTATAACAACTTCTGCAGAATCAGAAGGACTGAATACAAACCAAGTTACTACAACTGGAGGGTCTGGTTCTATACAACCACCACTACATATGGGACTGGACAATGTGTTTGGAATGGCAAACAAAGCAGGTGGTATATTGAATGATCAGTTCCCATTTCCAAAGGTTAAACCTATATACTTTGATGAAAAGAGACCAACACGTACTAAAATACGTGCTCTTCCTGGTATGAAGAACTCCCAGAACCAACAGGATTCTACTGGTGGTGCTGCTAATATGGACTTCGATACAGTGTGGGCATCTGCATATAGTTTCAGCCGTTGGCAGTTACTTAATGCAATTACACTTGACATCACCATACCAGGTAATGTAGCATTAGCAGTAGGTCAACAACTAGAATGCGTTATACCTGCTTCAACTAAGGAGGAAGAACGCACAGTTTTAGATCCCATTTATTCAGGTAGATACCTGATTATTGGATTGACTCACAAGTACAATCCAGAAGGGGTTACGACTATGTTAAACCTATCTAAGGACAGTATTACTACTCCTACTTAAACTATTATGGAAACCATAGAACAACACATCCAAAAAGATAGAGAGATCTTAGACGATCCTCAAACAAACCCTGCTGCTCGCAGGCACTACAAAGAAGAGCTACACGATTTAGAAGAGTATGCAGAGCATCATAAAGCAGAGATTGATGCAGGAGATCATCACGATCCCAATGCTATTGAACTGTTTTGTGATCAGAACCCAGATGAGCCAGAATGCCTAGTGTATGACGATTAGAAGATTATGGAGAATCTGGAAGTATACTCTAGGTTCTTTTAGTGACGAGACAACCAAACGATACGATAATACTGTAGCAATTATGAGGTCTCTCATCTTTGCTACATATCTTATAACCAACTGCTTTATTACAGCAGGGGTAATTCGTCACTGGAACAATTAAATTATGACTGCTGTACAATCATTCATCGCAGGTGGAACCATTGAACCTGAGATATGCGATGGGGTTTTAGATTTTTATAACACTTGCGAATACCTTGAAAAGGTAGCAGGTGAGACAAGTCAAGGGGTTGATAAGATAATTAAACAGTCTACAGATATGGCAGTACCATCTTGGATAAAGGATCCACGTATTGTTAAATATCTTGATGCCGTTCAAGGTGGATTATCTCTATACATAGAACAGTATCCGTGGGCTTCTATGGCAGACTTAGAGGTACTTGAACCATTTAATATACAACATTATATTCCTGGTGCTTGTTTCTCTCAACCTCATACTGAACGTGTGGGATCTAATAAGACAAGTTCCTTCAGACATCTAGTCTGGATGACCTATCTTAATGATATTGAAGAGGGTGGTGGTACTAACTTTGTACACCAAGATTTAGAGTTAGAACCTAAGAAAGGACTGACTATGATCTGGCCTGCAGACTGGACTCACGTACACCACGGAATACCTGCACCTAAAGAAGATAAATATATAGTAACAGGATGGGTATCATACGCTTAAACAATGCCAGCAACACTTGACGCTATAGGAAAATCAGATGTAATGGGACGTGACGGATTCACTTGGTGGGTCGGTGAAGTCGAAGACATTGAGGATCCCCAGAATCTAGGACGTACTAAGGTACGTATTATAGGTTGGTATACTGGTGCGGGTGAAGTTGCCTATACTAAAGAAATGCCGACTGAGGATTTACCTTGGGCGGTTACTATGCTGCCTACTGATCAGGCAGGTATAAAAAACTCTGGGACGAAGTGTGAACTTCAGGTCGGTGCTCAGGTATTAGGGTTCTTCCTTGATGGAGAGGAAGCACAACTACCTGTTGTTATGGGATCACTGCGTGGTTTCAAGAACAATAGTCAAGACGGACAAGCAAGTACAGAGGCAGAGACAGGAGCTACAGTTGTTGCTGATCCTACGAAAGCTCTTCCAGAGGAAGAGATGCCACCTCAAGCTAAGTCTTTACAAGGTGAGGTAGTTCACGGAGGATCACCCTTTAATGTTGTCGGTGGAGAACAAGCAGGAGATGAGAACGGAGGAGAAGAAAAGTCCCGTGGTGTCATCTCAATAGCAGAAGTTCGAGCACCAGGTAACGTTTATACGAACCCAATAAAAATCCCTGCAGATGCGTTTGCAGTCGGGGATGGACTCAGTGGACCAGCAGGTATAGGATTCGAGAAGGATCTTAAGAGAATGCTTACCGAATTTGGTCAATTAACAGGTTCCATAGCAAGAGGAAGTAAAGGAGATTTAATCTCCATTATTAGTGGAGGAAAGATTAGTAACAAGCAGATCCAAGCTTCTCTTGATGGCATTAAGACATCAGTGTCTAATGCAATTAGTGGTATTATGAGTGCATTGAAGAACGTACTAGCACAAGGAATAGAGAGTATGGTTAGTAGCCTACTCGGTTCGTTAACAAATGTGATACCACTCGGTATAATACAGCAGCTATTGAAACTCGCTACATTCATTACAGGTCTGTTTTGTAACTTCGAAGCAAATTATATTTTAGGAGCGATCAGTGGTGCTCTAGGAGACATTACTGGATTTGCTAATAGTATTTCATCTAATATCGTTGATAAAGTTGTCGGTGGTCTTGCCACTAAGGTAAATGACACAGTTAACGGTGTTCTATCAAAGGTACAAGGAGCAGTAGGTAAGGTTGCTGCTATGGGTAACAAGGTAATGGCTGCAATTAACGTTGCAAAAGGTGGATTGAGTCTAGTATCTAAACTTAAGTCATTATTCTCGTTCGATTTCTCAAAGATGAACTGGTCTTCCTTGATCAGCATCATCATCGGACTATTGAAGATGTTGTTCGGTAACAAGGACTGTGGGAGGGGTCATCGAGAACCTAAACAAAAGTTCTGGCTGCCACTGTTAGGTACGAGTACGTGTGAATCCGTACCAGAATTCTTGCAGCAAGAAATTGAGATAGGAGGATCAAGTGATTTAGCTGGTGAAGGTAATTACACCACTAAGGGTGACTATTTCAGTACCTTGATGGAAGGTATTAACCCATTTAAGGTTCAAGCTCAAACATTCCTTAACGGTTCTTCTATTATTCAGGACAATACACCTGGTAAAGAAAAGACCATTGTTAAGCATAGTGGTGGTCAGACTACTATTGCTACTGCTGATGGTAATCAACACAGGAACCAACCTGGTAATGATACAAAGATTGTTGGACGTGATGAATGTACTAATGTTAAAGGAAATAAGACTGTAACTATTGAGGGTGACTATACTCTTAAAGTTATGGGTGACTTCAACATAGAAGTTGGAGGAACACACAACCTAAACGTATCACAGGGTGTTGGTAATGGTGGTAGTAAGCAATCTAAAGCAGCAACAACTTATGCATCTGACTACGATGTGAGTTATGAAGGAGATTACAAAATACAGGCTCCTAATATCACGTTTAATGCCCTTAATGAGTTCTCTTGTAATGCTTCTACGATTTCTAACAAGGCATCTTCACTAATGAACTCCATATCTGGTGAGATTATTAATGAGTGTGCTTGGAAGACAGAATTTATTAACAACGTTCACTTTAAGAATGTTGGTATGATGAACCCCATACCTGCTATCACAGGTGTGGTTAACCTTGTTAAAGGACCAACTATTTCAATTAATGGTAGTGGTCTCGGTCCTGTACCAATGCCAGCAGCACAGATTAATATTTGTGAATGTACAATTCCTGGTGGAATCATTGATGTTGTGAACGGTACTTCAGGTGGTCGCTTAACTCTTGTAAACACTGGTGCAGGTGGTATCGGAGAATTCAATACTGCTCCAGGTGGTGCGATATTTAATCAGGTTCAAAGCGGTGTAGCAGTATATAACGTAAACACAGGGGTCTTCGCTGCAGGATGTGGTGGTGGACCTGCTCAATTCTATGGGTTGCCAGTTCTGCTGAATTAGTGTATAATAATTTTGTTGGGTTGATCACCCGACAAGGGAGTGACTGAATAATCTTTCTGGCAAACGCTGGATAAGGTGATGAGACACAGGTGGTGCTGCACCGAGAGGTGAATCGACTTACCAGTCGGGTCTCAGGCAAGGACGTAAAATTTACTACTGTAGTAATGCCCGTTCTTTGTTGGTATACAGAAATCCAACCTCCCACCCTACCTATTCACGAGGCTATTATGAGTAGAAGACAGTACACAGTGAAACTTAGAAGACCACAGTCTGCGGTTCCACTAATTGAAATCGTTACAGATTGCTTGACTATGCAAGAAGCAATCATTCGTGCAGAAGCACGTACAGGTTTAAAGCACTTTACTGCATTCCCCTCCTAATGGATTCTGAAGAAATCAACTATATACTCTTTGAGTACTTCGATCTTCTTATGGACACACAAGAACTCTGGTTAGATTATGTGTGGATTAATGTTCCACAACGATCAGTATCCCTTCAGTCATCTGATGGAAATATTGAAAAGATACGATTCAAGTGGGATGAAGAAGGTGCAGAAGGATTCCAAGAGGTAATCGCAACTATTTGTGAGACCGTACCTGAAGACCAACGTTGTTTTGTATCTAAATGAATAGACTAACTTATGAAGAAGCCATTGAAAACATTGGTTTCACTTTGAAATTAGCATCACGAGGACAACCATTTGTAGTGGAATGTCCAGAAGGAAACGTTATTATTTCACCTGTTGCTAATTCACCTACACAAGAATTTGCAGATAAAGAGATAGAAGGATATCATCAAGGACCACCACCAATGCCAGGAGTGGGTGGACTTCCAAGTCAAACAGATGTAGCGAGTTTCGCTCAACAAGAGACTATGGAAGCGGTTAAGGAAATTAGAGCACGTGGCAATCTCTAGTGCTACATTTCTAGAGTACCTGTGTCATAAGTGGGATAATCTACATCAAGCACAGTGTCAACCTAATCAGTTTGCACACGTGCATTATGATTGGTGGGTAGAAGGAGCTCATTTACATAGTAGACAATGGTATGATTGGAATGGTCACGTATATCGTGAGAGAACGCATCGACTGGATGTACAAGATGACCATATAAAACTGAATATCAACGAAAGTGGCCTGCACCTTATCTTTACATTAGATGAGACAGGTCACGGTTTTATTGGTAAGGTACCACCAAATTCATACAATGAAAATGGTATACTAATAGAAACTACTATCACCTTAGATTGTGCTACATTCACATCATTTGATGTAGGTACAGATAAGGATGGTAAGATATTATGGGGTAAGATCCCTGGTCCTTTCATTTTTAAACATACATAATGCAGACCGATGAATTTCTTGAGGTGCTAGTCAAGCACTGGCACAATCTTAAACAAGCTCAATCTAGTCCAACGTCATTTGCTTATGTGCATTATGAATGGTACTACGATGACGGTGTTCTAAAAACTAAACAATGGTACGATTACAATCCACACGAACCTTATAGACAGAGAGAACACAAAGTCTACGTTAACCGTTGGAATGATGCTATTATATTAGAGACAAATGATGCAGCAGATACTATATGGACTGCAAGTACTAATGGATGGGTAGGAAAGACTGATCCAAATTGGAAGCATCCTAAAGGGTATACTGTTAAGACTAAAGCAACTCTTGATAAGTCAGGAGTTTTTGCTACTGATGATAGAGGTTGGGATAAGGATGGAAATTTACTTTGGGGATCTAACAAAGGACCATTTGTATTTGAACAATGCGATACAAGATAACCTCAGACCCAAGAATGCTTCATAACCACGGTATTGTACTGATGTGGTTCATTATGGGTATGCCATTTACTTTTGATGAAATTGACAATCCCTCGTTTGAATTGATTGAAGAATGTGAAGAGAAAACCAAATACACAATGGAGGATCTCTATCACATATCACAGTATTTGATTATGGAAGAATGTCATCCAATATTGTTTGAGATGTCAGCTCAGTGTGAAGGTGAGGTTCCATATTAAACCCGCCTTTGATAGAGTTATAAATAAAACTGTACGTAATAGCGAATAGAGTTAGTGGGAACCAAAAGAATTTCACAATTAGACACTCTAGCAGATGGTGTGTTAACAGGGGAAGCAATTCTTCCTGTTGTTATTTCCGATCCACTGATTCCTAACCGTAAGGCAAAGATTAATCAGATCTTTAAAGGAGTTGGTGCAGGAAGTCAATCACAGCCAGGATTATGCTTTGACTTGGATAGGGACACAGGACTCTATCAAGACGCATATAACGAGTTAGGTCTTGCTTTCGGTACATCAAGTATGTACTATAAGAAGCAAGATAATGCTGATGGTTCTGCTACGATTAGATTCATTGCAGGTGACACAACGTCATCCAATGTAAACATTGATATGAGACCACAGGGTTCTGGTAAGTTCCTTGTAAATGGTCCTGCAGAATTCCAAGATACAAACTTCTTCCTTGCTGACGATCAGAACCCTGATAAGAAAGCTAAGTTTGAAATCTCTGGTGTATCAACTGGAGCTGGAATTAGATCGTTCGCTTTACCAAGTACAGGTAGTTTCACTTCTACTACTCTGTTAGGTAACGATACCGCACAGACTATTAGTAATAAGACTATCATCATTCAAGACGGTAACCTACAGATTGTTGGTTCATCTAATTCTGGTAAGATAGCATTATTTGAGACTGACTCGTGGGAAGCACCTGTTACACACATATACAGACTACCTGACTATGGTACTTCAGCATCACAGTCAACACTGATTGATACTATTACTGAACAAAATATTAGTAATAAAAACCTTATCAATCCTACAATATCTAATATTGAGTCTGGTGATCCTAATAACCCAACACCAAAGGTTACTTTTAACTCACCTGATGTATCGTCTGATCGTATAGTCACTTGGCCTGATCAATCATTAACAGTTGCAGGTACTGAAGCCACCCAGACATTTAAGAACAAAGATTACGCTGACCCTCGGTTCTCCGATGGTACTGACATTACCAAGCGTATTCAGTTTGACTTAAGTAATATGCAGGGTGCTACCATACTTCGGTATGAGTTCCCCAATATGAACCTTAACGTTCCTCTTTCGGAGAACAACATAGTTGTAACACAAAAAGCAACTATGGTATTAGAAGGTAAATCTGCTAAAGAATTTAACCTTATTGATTCTGCAAATGATCAAAACCAAGTTAGATTGATCATAGATAATATAACAGGAACGAGATCTATTCGGTTCCCAGATGCAGATGCTACTCTGTTATCTACAGAAAACGTTGGAACACTAGGTGTAAGCTTCGGTGGACCAATTTCTGCTCCTGACTTTGGTGGCAGACTAAGACTTCAAAATCACTTCGTAGGACTCTGGTAAAACAATGACAGCAGGAAGATTAGCTGCCCTATCCCCCGCAGCAACCACAGCATCAGTCCTTTATTCTACTTCATCGTCACATACTGCATCGTCAGTACTGACTGTCGCAGAGAGAGGAAATAGTGCTGCAACATATCGTGTCGGTCATAAGGACTACACACAGAAATTAACGTTGGATGCCAATACGTATAAGTTTAGACGTGGCAATCCAATTTCAACTTATAAGTTGGAAATAAATCCTGGTATTAGCAGACAGAATGCTACACCAGGTCTTTTAATAGGTTCATCAGACTTTGCAAAGAGTGCTTTTGTACTGGATACTGTTGTTGAGACTGCAACTATCACGAACTATGTAAAAGTTAAAACGTGTACATCCATACAGATTGATACGAACACAGTTGCTGGTACTTTCCAAGGTGGAGAGACAATTACTGGTGGAACTTCTTCTTTAACTGCTACCTTTAGGGGACTAGGAACGTCATTAAATGCAGAAGTTGCTGATATTGCTTCAGGTGCTACATCATTAAAGTTTGTAGATGGTGAAACATTAGCAGGTAACCCTGCATACTTTGTATTATCAGACGGTGTTACTGGATATACTCCTGAGATCATACTAGCAGGTGCTGCTACTTTCTATTCAGGTACTACAGGTGGTGCTGACGTGGCTGTCACACGTGCACAATTTGGAACTACTGCTGCAGCACATAGATCAGGACAACTGGTTGCACTTTACACAGATTCTGGTACAACAACTACTATTAACGAGGGTGGTCAGTTTGCTGCTGGAGATACAACTCTAACAGTTACTGATGGTACTGCAATAGTTACTGGTACTCATATTAGAATTGGAAACGAGATTCTGCTCGCTACTGGTGTTACTGGTAATGATGTTACTGTTACTCGTGCACAATGGGGTACTACAGATGCAGCACATAATGATGGATCTACTGTTACTCCAATGGTACAGGGTACCCAATCATTGATTCATTGGTTTGATACTTCTGAAACATTAACTGGTGGTACTACAAACGCAACTGCTACTACTCAATTTACTGCTACTTCAAGTGCAACATACACAACCCAGTTTACTTGGGGTACTGTTGCTGGACGTGAGATTGTTCCAGATGCTTTCACTATGGATGTTGATCGTACTTATCTCTTTGATCAGTCCGACTCATCTAACACAGGTTTACCATTAAGGTTATCTGATACACAGGAAGGTACAGGTGCTACACCTACTCCTGGTACTGAATATACAACTGGTGTAACTAAAACTGGTACTGCAGGTACTGACGGAACGATTCAAATTGTTCCAACAGTTAACACACCTGATCCTCTATACTTCTACGCTGAAGGTACTGCATCAGTATCACCTGGTACACAGTATTCACGTGCTATTGATATAGTTACTGATCCTCAGTTTACTGAACTTTATCTTTATGATGTAGATGGTACTTGGGTGACTGGTGATACATTTACTATTGGTACTGCTACACAAACAGTTGGTACTGTAACTGGTGGTAAGTATGGTTGGGTCTCTGATTGGTCAGGATCTGATCTATATGTGACACTTGGAACTGGATCCGCAGCATTTGCAAGTTCAGATGTCTTTGTGGACACACCACGTGAACAGGCTGCTGATAGAGCAAATGCAACAGTTTCTAGTGTAACTGCTGCAACTGATCTCGAAACAAAAGATTATATTTATTATGATGTTGCTATTGGTGCAAATAGTACTAATGAGCATAAAGGTCTAGTAGTTGGACCTAATTCACACCTTATTGTTTATGCTTCTTCAGCTAATTTATCGTTCCAAGTCAATGGATTCGAGAACAATGTATCTGATTGGGAAGCACAACAGTACAATCAGACAACAGGTACAGCTGGCGGTGGAGCTTAATCCCTGATGACAACTAAATAAACATAAGAGGATCAGAGTAAATGGCACTAACCCGTCTAAAGAATATTATCACGTCGAGGACTGGTCGTATTATATACGTCAACCCCGACGACTTTGACGCATCAGATGCATATGATAACCGAGGTAACTCGGCACTACGTCCATTCAAGACATTGCAGAGGGCATTTCTTGAAGTGGCAAGATTCTCTTATCGTGTTGGTCTAAGTAATGACGAATTTGACGCATTCAGTATATACCTATATCCCTCTGAATATGTTCTGGACAATAGACCAGGTACTAACTTATATACTGAGATTACACCGTTTGATGAAAATACTAACTTTGATCTCACTTCTCCTAATAATATCTTACATAAATTCAATTCAACTCGTGGTGGCATCGTAGTCCCTAGGGGTTGTTCTGTTGTAGGATCTGACCTTAGAAGAACTAAGATCATTCCGAAGTACGTACCATATCCAACACTACAAGCATCCCTAGGTATTACCTCAAGTAATGAACCATCTGCGTCTGCTATATTCAGACTCACTGGTGGATGTTATTTCTGGCAGATGTCATTTTTTGATGGTGACAACAATGGAGTTTACTACCGTTCTGACGTTGTAGATACTATTGCTCCTAACTTCTCACATCATAAACTAACCTGCTTTGAGTACGCTAATAATGATGACCTAGAATTATACTATCAGAAGATATCTAAGGCATACGCAACTATTCCTGATACTTCTGGAACTATCGCTCAAGACCAATTACAGGCAAGAGTCGAAGAAAACAGAATCGTTGGTCCGATCTCTGATGAATTTAGAGTTTCTCAAATCATCAGAAATGGTCAGACTGCAACCGCATTTACTGTTGACATTCAGGATAACCCAAGCAACCACGGATTCTCTGTTGGTGTTGCTGTTAATATTTCTGGTGTCACAGGACCAACTGAAGCAGACTCCAATTTGTATAATGGTTCGTTCCTTGTCACGTCAGCACAAGGTAACCAATTCACTTATCAGATGTCATCTGAACCTAGTGGTAACGCTATAGGTTCCAACGTATTGGTTAAAGTTGAGATTGATACAGTTGACTCAGCATCACCTTACGTGTTTAACAACTCCTTACGATCTGTATGGGGTATCAATGGTATGCACGCAGATGGTAATGAATCCACTGGTTTCAAATCAATGGTTGTTGCTCAGTTCACTGGCATATCGCTACAGAAAGATGACAGAGCATTCGTACTATACAACCCGTCCACTGGAAACTACGAAGCACAAGCTTCGGGATCTGGTGCACACATTAACGGACTATGTAAATACCGTAAAGGTTGGAGACATAGACACATCTACGCAAGTAACGACGCATTCATCCAGGTCGTCTCGGTGTTCGCTGTCGGATTCGGAGATCATTTCTTCTCTGACTCAGGAGGAGACCTCTCGATTACCAACTCGAACTCAAACTTTGGTAACACTTCTCTCCGATCTAAAGGCTTTAAAGCAGCGTCATTCACGAAAGATAAGGCAGGACAATTAACACATATAATTCCACCCAAGAGTATAGAAGATATTCCTGCAATTTCAATTAACTGGGTAACATTTGATATTGCTAAGATAAGAAACGCAGCAGACCCAACTAAGTTGTATCTCTATGGTTATACCAATGAGAATGCAAAACCACCTAGTAAGATTCAGGGTTATACTATTGGTGCTCGTAGAGATGGTCCAACAACTCCAGACCAAATCAATGTACTGTTGATTGCTTCAGGTGCTACATCACCAACAACTCATACTGCAAAGATTGATCCATCAGGTCCAACAGTAACAGGTACACTACCTGGTTCAGATGAATCACCTATTAAATGGGATGCTAACCAGTCTAACTGGTATCTACAGGTTGACTCATCTAATAATGACATCTATACAACTCTTATTGCTAACTCACAGTATCAGAACTTAGGATTTACTCCTACTTCATTCATTAGAAGGATACCTGACGCAAGAGACCTTAAGGATAGAATTTACAGATTCAGATATGTTCTTGATAAGGATGCATTCCCAATACCTAGAGAACCTATCACTGGTTTCGTATTACAACCAAGATCATCTGAAACTAACTCACCTGCATACGATAAGACATATTACATCTATGAAGTAGAAATATTCCAGACATTTGAACGTGGTGTTAAAGATGGTATCTATTATCTCTCAGTTCTTAATGCTTCAGTATCACCTGCAACATCAAACTTTGATGACTTTGCATTCTCACAATATGCTGTAGACATTTATCCTACATTTGACAGAGATAACCCAGTTGCTGACCCAGCACCTGCCGTTTCTGTTGCTGATAATGATATTCTTGGTAAGGTTACCACAACTGACGGTGCACAACCACAACCTAATGAAGATACTAAACTATCAATTAGTAAGGAGACTGCACAGTTCTTCCTATTAGAACAAGAGAACAACTTAGGATATAACACTACTTCTAATACATTGAATGCTGTTGTTGTTACTGCACGTTTAGGTGATGAGGAAGAAAGAAAGATTCCACTCAAACTAAACGCTGACAACTCTGTTGCTCCATTGCTGATTGAGTTACGAAGATACTCTATCCTTAGAGCATCAGGTCACACGTTTGAATACCTTGGTTTTGGTCCAGGTAACTACAGTACAGCATTCCCATCTACACAGGTGGAAGTTCTATCACCCACACAGGTCAGACTGTCACAGTCATTGAAGGAAGCAGCAGGTGTTGCTTACTACTCTGGTGTTAACAGTGATGGTGAACTATATGTTGGTAACCAGGTTATTAACCCGATTACTGGTCAGATCACCAATGAAGATATTGCACAGTTGAATGTTGTTGGTGAAGAAGGAACTACAATTCAGACATTCTCTGAGGTTGTTCTTACTGATAAACTAACCGTAATTGGTGGTGCATCTAACCAACTTGAGTCTGTATTCTCAGGTCCAGTGACTTTCCAGAAGAGAATCAATGCTCAGGAAAATATTCAGACAATAAAATTGACGTATGCCAACGATGATGGAACTGTACTAAAGCAGTCGTTCCTAGCAGAAGATGATGGCACAGGTCAACCAGATATTGATTCGACATTAGCATTTAATGATGGTGATATTATCTATAACATTGATTGGCAAGCTGGTGATTCATTAGGTTGGATTTATGATACAGGTATATGGTATAAGTTCGGTCTAACCGATACTACACCTATAACTGCACGTAGATTCTCTGGTGTTACAAATTATGGTATTGGTATGGCACCTGACGCATCCAACAGGATGAAGATTGCAGGTAACACTTATATTAATGGTAACCTAGATGTTACTGGTACATACGGTTGTCAAGATAAATACACTCTTGCAACGGGTATTGCTAACAATAACAACGGGGTTGTATATAATGGAAACGGATCCACCACTGGATTCGCTATCTCACCTGGACATTCATCATATTCAGTGATGGTGTTTAATAATGGTGTTGCACAGATTCCTGGTGTCGATTATCAGGTATCAGGTAACGCAGTTGACTTTAGTATTTCGACCCCACCTGCTACAGGGTCGGTGATCCATATAAGAGAGATGGTTATCTAAATAGTTAACAAAGAGGGGAGGTTAGTCTAGTATGTCTACCCAGATTAATGGTAATAACATTCAAGCAACAACTAGAGGTCTAGTTGAAGCGTGGAGCATTACCGAACAGTTAAATTTACCAAATCTGAACCAAGCACAAGTTACTGCTTTAGGTACTCCTGCTTTTGGTACCGTTGTATACAACAGTACTGAAGATGCTGCACAGATATACAAACAAGATGCTAACCAAGGAAACCCAGGTTGGACAACCATTGGAGGTGGTGGTCCTGCGGTTGGTGAGAATAGTATAATTAGAACGAACGGAATAGAAATAACAGAGAACTTAACTATTGGTGCTGTAGCAAACGGTGGTGTAGAATTTACCAACGGTTTTAGTGCAGGTGAAATAACAATTAATTCGGGATACACAGTAACTATTGAGAATGGTGCATCTTGGACATTGATTGGAGACGATGACCTATCTTTCGCACACTTTGTTGATATTGAATCTCAACATATCACATCTACTGGTAGGTTACATTTCGAAGAAACTTCAGAGAGAATTGAATATTATACAACCAGTGGAACTGTAACTCATTCATATAATAATGGTAACTCTATATGGATTTTCAAGAATGGTGGAGGTAACTTCACACTAAATCTAAATGATGTTCCTACTGATGGAGCTCACGGATATGGTGTTACAGTCGCTATATATGATGACGGAGGAACAGGAATCCCTTCATCCCTAAACATTAATGGACAGGGTACAAACATACAGTGGTTAGGTGGATCAGCTCCATCACACGATGAGAAGTGGATGGTTGTATCATTTGCAATGGTACGTACTCCTAATACATCACAACACGCATTTACTGTATTTGGATCAGGATCTAATTACGCATAATTATGTCAACTCAAATTGGTTATTCAGGGTTATTAAGTAACTTTAGTCATTCTCTAGCATCTAGAGGACCAGGAGGTGGTGGAGGAAAAGAGAAGGTAACTGCAGATGATAATGGATCAGTATTTAATACGACACAGGATGGTAAAAACTTAAGGTGTCATAGATTTCAGGGTAGTGGAGATAATAGTCTTTATATAAGAACAGGTACAGGTAACTATATTTACGTCTGGGCTTGGGGTGCTGCAGGTGGTAATGGTGGACAAGGTGGTAACCACGGTGGTTCAGGTGGTGCTGCATATGCCAAAATTGTTTTAGAACAAGGATGGGTTCAAAGTGCACGTTTCCGAGCATATGTCGGAGGTGGTGGCTCTAACGGAGGAGGTTGCTTCGGATGTTGGGGTGGCGGTGGTGCTGGTAATAATGGATCAGGTTATGGTTCAGGTGGTAATGGCACACACGCTTCTTGTAGAGGATGCTCTGCAGGTGGTGGAGGTGGTGGAGCAGCAAGTATGCTCTTCTCTCCTTGGGGTGTAAATATGAATCAAGGCAATATCCTGTTGGTTGCAGCAGGTGGTGGCGGGGGCGGTGGACGTGAAGGATGCTCTTCTGCAGGTCGTGGTGGAGCAGGTGGACAGAGAGGAGAGAACGGACAGTGTGGTTCCCAAGGTGGTGCTGCAGGTGGTAACGGAGATACTAATGGAGATGAGTGTGGAAGACCAGGTAATGACGCTTCTGGAGGAGGAGGCGGTGGAGGCGGTTGGAACGCAGGTAATTGTGGATCAAACCCAGGCTGTGACTGTAATGGTGCTGCTGGTGGGGGTGGTGGAAACAACTGGTCAGGTTCTAACTATGCTGAAGAAACTCAAACTTGGTCTGGTTCATATGGAAACGGTGGAAACTGGGGACATTGGGCAAGAAACGGTGCAGGTGCATATAATGGTGGAACAGGAAACATTACAATCTGCTATGAACGCTAATTATGGAAAGAGTAAGTAACCCAAGAATAGTGGATCCTAATGATCCAAGACCAGCTGATGAAAACATTCAAGCAGTTGAGTATAATGAAGCAACAGTAGTATTTGATGTTGCTAAGAAGACTGTAGAATCTTCAGGATTTCAGACATTAAAATCTTATGACCCTAATCTTAAGATGAGTGTCAG